TCCATATTTCTTGAGATTCAAATTTATTTTCTTTTGTGGCAATCAACCACCTATCACCTGTTTCTTTCTCTATAAAGACACTCATATCTTCCAATCCGTCTGAAATAAATCCAAATGGTGCCATATCCTGATCTATTTGATTTTTTTGTTCTTCATATATTCTCTTACGAATATCATTATTAGTCATCTCCTTAAAATAATTTTGAGCGACTAACCAGGCAAAAATTACCAAGCACATCGCAAGGTCGTCATTACAACCTTCCTCGGCTTCATACGAGTTATGTCTTTGAGTAAATGTTGTAAGCTCACTAATAATGTCATAGTCACTTACAAATAATTTATCATCTTCAATAAGTAATTTTAAGTTGGAGCATCCCAACTTTTTAACTGCCGCAGTCGTTCTGATTCCAAGTTGAGATTTTTTACCACTAAATCCAGTTCCAACTAACTGCCCAGCTCTTCCTCTCATAGCACACATTAAGATATTATCATATTCTAAATCATAATGAAGAATATTAGCGACCTGATCTCCAATATCATTAACTTCTATAAGTAACCAGGCATTATCATATCCTTTTGCAACTTCATTTATAATGCTGGGAAATAGCATCGGTTTAATTTCATTATTTTTGTATTTTGCCACAACTCTATAAGGAAACTCTGTAATATCAAAAACAACAAATGCTGAATAGTCATTGCCCATTCCACGAGCAACATCGACTGTAATCAAATAACTATGATCTTCTTTTGGTTCCTCATAAACATCAAGACCTTTACTTCTTTTTAATGGATCATCATAGACTAATATTTTAAGTTTGGATGGATTGATTAGAGTTCCTATGGACCCTAAAAATTCACAAAGGTGCTCTGCCTTAAATTGTTGCTCACTTGTGTTTGCAATTGTTTGTGCCTTCCATTCCTCATCTCTTCCCGGAACTTCTGACCAATGAACCTCTGTGGCAACAAATTCACTCTTTTTTCTTTCTGCATCGTGCCACATACGATAAAAGTGATTCATACCCTTTGGAGTGGATACTATAATTACTTTAGTTGTCTTACCGGATGAAATTGTCGGATATACTGATGCAAAGAAATCATCGGCAATATGATTGGGAACGAATGCAAATTCGTCCAAGAAAATAATATTAAATGACATTCCTCGAACAGCAGAAGCAGAAGTCGATGCCGCAATAATTTTTGATCCATTTTCCAATTCTAATGATCCTTTATTCCAAGAAATAATGCCTTGCTGCATCCATTTTGGAAGATTCTCATATGAGAGTTGTAGTCTTTGTAATATTTCTCTTGATGTTGTTGCTTTGTTTGCCAGAATACCAACATTTACATTATCGTTAAAAACGATATAATGTAACAAGTAAGACACCACCGTTGTTGTCTTACCAACCTGACGTGGCATTTTACAAATATTAAATCGGTGCTTGTGAAAATTACTAACCAATTTTTCTTGAAAAGGCCACATATCAAATCCAATCAGACCTTCATCAACATTAACAATCTTAATATATTTCTTGGCAAAATAAACAGGATCCTCCTTACAAGTTAAAAACTCAATAACTTGATCTTCGGTAAATTGAATCGGAGTATTTGCCCTTTTTAGATTGGGATTAGAGAGATATGCATCACCTTCTTTTAATTGTATATCTTCAATCTGCATACTAGCAATTCCACTTCCTTAATGATAATGCCTTTCTAGTTGGACGACCTTTTTTATCTTTCATAGGACCAGGCATTCCTCCCATACGAGCGCAGAATGATTTTCTACGCTTTGCATCCTTTGATCCTGGTTCTAATTTTGATGGTTCTGTCGTAACCGCAGTCTGTAATTTTGATCCGGGATTTTCTCTTCTGTATGATGCCACTCCTTTTGCATTTAATCCACCTTCGGGATTCTTACCTTCCTTTCTTTGCCAGGCAGCGGATGCTTCGCCCATAAATTGTGAGAATGTTCTGTTGCCTTCTTTGACACAACGATTGTAAGTTTTTCCAAAAAGTTTTTGTGTTCCTTTCTTTTTATATCCTGGCCAACATTTTTTTGCCTCACTCACCTCCTCACCACTATCAATATAATCTGCGGCAGTATCAATATAATCTGTCGCTTTAGTTATTTTTGATTGAACCCAGGCAGGAAGTTGTTGATTTCCTTTTTTGATATTCTTTTTCAAAGAGGAAACCGCCTTCATCACAGTATCTAATTCATTTCTTGCCATATATCCTTCACGATCTTTCCTTTTACCGCTGGCAATTTCTTTATGTCCTTCTTCAATATGATCGTATTCTGTGGATTCATTTGCGGGATGAACTTGGGCGATATTAAACTTCATTTGATTTGGTGATAGACTTGAAGGTCTAGAAAACATATCCCAGAACTTCGGACCATATCTACATTCTTCTCTGGTTTCATTTTTTTCACATTTAGGGCAATACCGAATCATTCCAATTGCTTCTGACAATGGGTCTTTTGATTTTATATCAATTGACTCCGACTTGTTTCCCCAATTAGCAGCACCAACCTTACGACACTTTACAAGTGCCCCAGAGGCATAGGCACTTGGCCAAACATCATATCTTGATTTTACTTTTGTATAGCAAGCATCTTTTTTACCGCTCCCCTTTCCTTTAATATCTTTTTCTTCGTTCATTTTCTTTTTTGGTTTATCGGTAGAAACATAAGTTGGTTTGGCGGCACCCGATTTTTCTGGTTGATTTGGGTCTGCAGCACTTTTTCTTCTTTGGGCAGATATTCTTTCAGATTTAGTCATACTTGCTCTTTTATCCGATGAAACACACTTGGGGGTTTCATCCTCTTCTCCTTCTTCGCGGGCACAAGGTTCTCCAGAGATTACTTCAACCCAACCTGGAGTTTTATCTGTTGATGATGAATCTTTAAACCATTTGCGAAGAGAACCCATTTATAAAATATGTTTTATTCCTTACTATTTAGAAAACCTTGTTTAAGTAGTTTTGACAACTCACTTGTCGACCCAACAAACACTGCGTTGTTCGTAACATTATTGGAAATTTTTGTATTATCTTCCTGAACGTCTTTTAATTTTTTCTGTAAATCTATTAGTTTATCTGTGGTGTCCGCAACACTCTTGATAAGTTGTCCTGCGACTTCATATGCTCTTGGACTGCCCCCCTCT